TAGGGTATGAATTAATAAAGTGGATGGGTATAACACCAGATGGTAAAAATTATACTGGTGTAGAAGTTGAAACTCCAGTTTTACCTGGTATTGGTGATGATAATGTAGGTAATACAGAAAAGAAAAAGGTAAAAGTAAAAGAATCAATTAACTTAGATGATGAAGTTAAGTTGTTAATAGAAGGTGGTGCTTATGGACACCTTAATCATCCGTTTGATGACAAAAATTTAACGTTTTCAGATTTTAAGACACTAATTATTAATACACTACAAGGTAATCTTGATAGTGAAGGAGCAGTTACAGAAAAAACAGATGGTCAGAATATAATGATAAGTTGGAAAAATGATAAACTTATCGCAGCTCGTAACAAAGGACATATAAAAAATCACGGTGCAAACGCATTAAGTGTTAGTGGTATTAAAAATATGTTTGCTGGTAGAGGTGAAATAGAAACAGCGTTTGTATCTGCAATGAGAGACTTAGAAAAAGCTCTAAAAGGATTAAGTAAAAAGCAAAAAGACAAAATATTTGGAGAAGGTAAAAAGTTTATGTCTTTGGAAGTAATATATCCAAAAACAGCAAACGTAATACCTTATGATAAATCATTATTACAATTTCATGGTACAATTGAGTATGATACAGATGGTTCACCAGTCGGAGAAGACAGAGGAAGTGCTAGAGTATTAGCTGGTATGATAAAACAGATAAATCAAAACATACAAAAGACATATAGTATTACAAAACCATTCATTACTAACTTACCAAAAGTAAAAGACTTCTCAAAGAGACAAAGTTACTTCTTAGGTAAGTTGAAGAAATTGCAAAGTCAGTACAATTTAGGTGATACCGATACTTTGTCTGATTATCACCAAGCTTATTGGATGGAATACATCTATAATGGTGCCAAACAGACAGATTATAAGAATCCATCTAATAGTGTTCTTATGAAATTAACAAAACGATGGGCTTTTATGGATAAATCGTATAAAATACCTCAAATTAGAAAAGATTTACAAAAATATCCTAAATTTTTAGATTGGTTTTTAACTACAGACAAGATTGACCACGCAAAACTACAAAAACAACACATTAGGGATTGGGAAGTTCTGTTTTTTGAATTGGGAGCAGAGATATTGTCCAATCTTAGTGACTTTATAGCCGCTAATCCATCAAAATCAGCTCAACAGATACGAAAAGATTTAAAAAGTGCAATATCTAAGGTAAAAAAATCAAAAGACCCGAAAGTATTGAACACATTAAAGGTTCAGTTAGATAGATTAAAGGCTATTGGTGGTTTAAAGGCAGTTGTACCAAGTGAAGGTATAACATTTGTCTATAAAGGTAAATTATTTAAGTATACAGGTGCTTTTGCACCAGCAAATCAAATATTAGGAATGTTAAAGTTCGTATAGGAGTTATAATGGGATATAGTAGAGAAAATAAAAGACAAAACGATGCATTACAATCTATTTTAGACGGTGGAACACCTGAAAAACGTATTTTTGTAGCTATGGAAGATGTAAATGAGAAAAAAGAAAGAAAAAAAGAAATTAAACTTGAAAGAGATAAAAGTGATGAACGGTCTAATGCTTTAAAGGAGGCACGTGTTCCTTGGTTTTGTCCTAAGTGTGATGTTGTTATGAAAAAAAGATTAGATGATAGAATGTGGTACTTATATGGTCATTGTTTTAATTGTCAAGTCAAAACCGAGAATAAGTTAAGAATTGAAGGTAAATTTGAAGAATGGTCACATAAAAAAATAATTGCTAATAAATTATCATGGATAAAAGACCAAAAAGAAGAAATAAAATCATTTAGAAATCAAAAATCACCTGAATTTCTACAACAGATAAATCCAGATGGTCACTCTGTTGATAAAGAGAAATGGGAAGTAGACATTACTCAAGTTAGAAAACAGGCTGATGAGGCTTTAGAATATTTACAAAAAATAGAAGATTCTTTAAAGTGATATATTTATATATAAGGTAATTACACTTAAAAATTTAATAGGAGAAATAAAATGACAGAAATAAGTACAGGTACTAGAACAGATGTTTCTAGTAGAACTACGGTTTCCAACAGCTTACCAGAGGATAACTTTAATAGGCTTTTTGAAGTAAGTGCTTCACAGCATGGATTAACCAATATAACAACATTTACTTCTAGTCTAGGGCCAACTGGATTAGTTCAGTCTGGTTCACTTACAAAACCTAATGGATTTATAGTTCAGACTGCTGGTAATAGTGTTCTTACTGCAGCAAATGGTGGTGATATAGCGGCTTCAGTAGTAAATACAAAAACACTTTATGATATTAGTGTATCTAAAGTAAGTGGTTCAGGACATATTCACTTCGTATTCTAATATGAAAAGAAACTCAAAAGGACAATTAAAAGATGTAATAAAACAGGAGTACGTTAAGTGTGCTGCTGATCCTATTTATTTTTTGAAAAAGTATTGTATGATTCAACATCCAATAAAAGGTAAAATACCATTTGCCCTTTATGATTTTCAAGAAAAAACGATAGAAGACTTTTCAGAGCATCGTTTTAATGTTATTTTGAAAGCTAGACAGTTAGGTATATCTACAATTACAGCTGGATACTCACTATGGATGATGACATTTCATCAAGATAAAAACATATTAGTAATTGCTACCAAACAAGAAGTTGCTAAAAATTTAGTAACTAAAGTAAGAGTGATGCACGCCAACTTACCCTCTTGGTTAAAACAAAAATGTGTTGAAGACAATAAATTGTCATTGAGATACAAAAATGGTTCACAAGTAAAAGCAGTATCAAGTGGTGAGGATAGTGGTCGTTCAGAAGCTCTATCTCTACTGATACTTGATGAGGCGGCATTTATTGATAGAATTGATAATATATGGGCTGCTGCTTCACAAACTCTATCTACTGGTGGACAATGTATAGCTCTTTCCACACCCAACGGTGTTGGTAATTGGTTTCATAGAACTTGGATGGATGCTGAAGATGGTTTGAATGATTTCAATTTTATTAAATTACATTGGACAGTACATCCAGATAGAGAACAAGATTGGAGAGATGAACAAGATACCCTTTTAGGTCCTTCTTTAGCTGCACAAGAATGTGATTGTGACTTTATTACTTCTGGTCAATCTGTGGTTGATGGTGTAATTCTAGAAGAATATAGAACTACACAAGTTCAAGAACCAATTGAAAAACGAGGAGTAGACAGTAATGTTTGGATTTGGCAACCACCAAACTACACAAAAGATTATATAGTATGTGCTGACGTAGCTCGTGGTGATTCGACAGATTATTCTGCATTTCACATTATGGATGTTGAAAGTTTAGAACAGGTAGCTGAGTATAAGGGTAGAGTTTCTACTAGAGATTATGGTAATCTACTGGTAAATATTTCTATCGAATACAATAATGCCTTACTAGTTATAGAGAACAACAATATTGGTTGGGCTACAATACAACAATGTATAGATAGAGAGTATGATAATCTATTTTATATGAGTAAAGATTTACAAGTGGTTGATGTACATAGACAGGTAAATAATAAAATTAACAGAGCAGAAAAACAACTTGTTCCTGGATTTACATTAACACAAAAAACAAGACCTTTAGTAGTTGCTAAACTAGAAGAGTTTTTTAGAGAAAAATTAGTAAAGGTACGTTCAAATAGATTAATTGATGAGTTGTTTGTATTTATATACAATGGTAGTAGAGCAGAAGCTATGTCAGGATATAATGATGACTTAGTAATGTCTTACGCTATGGGTTTATGGATACGAGAAACTGCTTTGAGATTAAGAGCTGAAGGGGTAGAACTTCAGAAAAAGGCTATGAATAGCATAACATCAAATCAAGGTGTATATACACCAAAAAACAACCAAAACGATTCTTGGACTATGGAAATAAACAAAAAACCAGAATCGTTAGATTGGTTACTTTAATTAAAGAGGTAAAAAATGGCTGATACAAGCTTATTTAGTAGATTAAGAAGATTATTTTCAACTAACGTTATTGTTAGAAACGTTGGTGGTAAGAAATTAAGAGTTAGTGATACAAGTCGCACACAATCATTAAATAAATCTAATTTAGTAGATAGATATCAAAAAATATTCACAGGTGCAGGACTTAGTGGGTATTCCGATGCATTATTATCTAAGTCTATGAGATTAAATCTTTTTAAAGATTATGAGTCGATGGATTCAGATGCTATAATTTCTTCAGCTTTGGACATTTATGCAGATGAATCAACAATGAAATCTGAATATGGTGAAGTTTTAAAAATCAATACCGACAATGAACAGATTAAAGAAATACTACATAATCTATTTTATGATATTGTTAACATAGAATTTAATTTATGGCCATGGATTCGTAATATGTGTAAGTATGGTGATTTCTTTTTAAAGTTAGAAATAAACGAAAAGTATGGTATTACAAATGTAGTACCACTTTCAGTATATGATGTGTCTAGATTAGAAGGATTAGATCCTGAAAATCCAGAGTATGTAAAATATTTAATTGAAGCTGCAACAAGTGAGAATAGATTCAAACAAGAACAGTCGGCATCAAAAGAAGAACTAGAAAATTATGAAGTAGCTCATTTCAGATTACTATCAGATTCTAATTACTTACCGTATGGTAAGTCTCAAGTAGAAGGTGCTCGTAAGATATATAAACAATTAACTCTTATGGAAGATGCTATGTTAATTCATAGAATTATGAGAGCACCAGAAAAAAGAATTTTTAAATTAGACATTGGAAATATACCACCAGCTGAAGTTGACAACTATATGCAACAAGTTATTAATAAAATGAAAAAAGCTCCTGTTGTCGATGAAGCTACTGGTGATTATAATTTAAAATATAATATGCAAAATATCACCGAAGATTTTTTCTTACCAGTTCGTGGTGGCGATAGTGGTACAAATATTGAATCCCTTCCAGGTTTGACTTATGAAGCTACTGAAGATATTGAGTATCTTAAAAATAAATTATTATCTGCTTTAAGAATACCAAAAGCATTTCTTGGGTTTGATGAGAGTATTGGCAGTAAAGCTACATTAGCAGCTGAAGATGTTCGTTTTGCTAGAACGATTGAAAGGATACAAAGAATAACACTTTCTGAATTGACAAAGATTGCTATCGTTCACTTGTATTCACAAGGATATACCGATGCAGATTTAACAAATTTTGAACTAGAATTGACTAACCCATCTACAATATATGAACAAGAAAAAATTGAGTTGTGGAATAGTAAAACTTCACTTGCAGAATCAATGTTACGTGATGGAATAGTATCTACCGAGTGGATTTATAAAAATATATTTAAGTTTACAGACGATGAAATTAAAGAACAAGATGAACAAATTGCTTTTGATTACAAAACAAAATTTAGAAGACAACAGATTGAATCAGAAGGTAATGATCCTGCTAAAAGTGGTGAGTCACAAGGTACACCATCTGATTTAGCTATGGGTAGAAGTGGACATGAACTAGATGATGAAGGTGGTTCAGAAGAAGGTGGACAACCAGGTGCAGGAAGACCTAAAGAATTAAATAAGTACGGTAAAGATAGTGGTGTCAGAGGAAGAGATCCGTTAGGAGCTCACGATAAGAAAAAAGGTGGAAGTGGTGCACCTAAATATGGTAAAGCATTAGCTCTATCACACTATGATTCTCTTAAAAAATCAATGAGTTTTGGTAAAAAAGACCAAGAATTAATAACAGAAGTATCTGAATTAGAAGAAGAGTACCAAAATGAGGTAACTTCTTTAACTAAGGACACTTCAAATGACTAATTATTATTTAACTTTATATTTATTTATGAGTAAATATACATACATATTGGAGTAATTTATAATGGCTCGAAAATTAAAACATTCGAAAATAAAGAATACAGGTATTCTTTTTGAATTATTAACAAGACAGATAACAGCTGATGTTTTAGCTGGAAAATCTACAAAATCAGTTTCTATATTAAAACAATTTTTTAATGAGAATACAGAATTGGGAAAAGAGCTTGAACTTTATAAGTTACTTTCTGAAAAACATTATCAATCAGAGGTTAGGGCTAATGATTTGTTAACTGTTGTCGTAAAACAGCGTCAAAAGTTAAGTAACTTAAATCTACGTAGAGAAAAATACAATCTAATTAAATCTATTAAAGAAAATTATAATGTAGATGACTTCTTTAATGGTCGTATTCCTAATTATAGAATACTTGCTTCTATTTTCAACATATTCCAATCTGAAACAACAGATGATAATTTTAAAGCAGAACATATTGTAAATTCTAAGTTTACTGTACTAGAACATATAACTAGTAAAAAAGTAGATGGAAAAAAGATTAAAGAAAAAGTTTTGAGTGAATATAGTAAATCTGATAAAGATTTGAGATTATTAGCATATCAAATTTTAGTCGATAAGTTTAATAAAAAATATAAAACATTGGATGAATCACAAAAAAGTTTACTCAAAAACTATATAAATAATGTAAGTAATACTAATTCATTACGAGAGTATGTAGACGTTGAAGTTTCTAAAATTAAAAAACAATTAAAAATACATTTACCAAAAGTAAATGATAAGATTACAAATATTAAACTAACAGAATCTATAAATCAAATAGGTAATTTGACAAAGGGTAAAGTAGTTGATGAAAAACAAGTTTTAACATTGATGAGATATTACGAACTTATTAAGGAGATTAAAAATGTCCACAAAACTTGAAATTCTTAGAAAGTATATCAGAGAATTAATTCAACAAGAGTTGGATGAAGCTTCTGTTACTGGTGCATTGGATGGTGGAGAAGGTCCTCCTAGAACTCCATATGCTTTCAGCGGTGGTCGTAAGAAAGACAAAGATAAGAAAAAGAAAATTGCAAATGCTGCTGGTTACTCAAAAGTAACTGAGGGTAAATATCATGATTATAGAAATGATGATACAATGTCACCAAAACAAAAAATTGGTCGTTCAATGAGAGAGGTTAGAGATAGTCTCAGTCAATTAGAAGGACTTGTAAAGATGAATGTAAGATTGAAAAATGAACTAAACGTTAATTCACAGTCATACTGGAAAAATACACATAAAGCGTTACATAAAATAAGTGAGAGGTTAGTAAAACTAGCAAACAAAGTCGGACAGTTACAGTAGGTTCGATATGCCTTTTGAAGATAAAAAGAAATCCTACATGGATACTCTTTTTAGTATTTCTACCTTGTTAAAGAGATGGCAAATAGAAATACAAAATAAAGATGTGGATAAAAATTATATGTTAAAAAGACTAGGACAATGGATAGAAATGTTAGAAAGTCTTAGAAATGAAATAATGATGGGAAGAGATAAATGAAAACACTAATAGTAGATTATTTACCGTTTGAAATAGGGCCAGAACAAATTAATGAATCCATGAAAGACAATGGTGGTAAGTTAATTGTTAAAGGCGTTTTACAACGTGCTGAAGCTAAAAATCAAAATGGTAGAGTATACCCTCGTGAAATTTTAGAACGTGAGGCTAAAAANTATACGAAAGAATTTATCGGTCAACGTAGAGCAATGGGTGAGTTAGACCATCCTGAATCATCCGTAGTAAATTTACAGAATGTTTCTCACAATGTTAGAGAAATGCATTTTGAAGGTGATAACCTACTAGGTACAGTTGAAGTTTTAGGTACACCAAGTGGTAACATCTTAAAAGAATTATTTAAAAGTGGTATTAAATTAGGTATCTCATCTAGAGGAATGGGTTCAGTAGAAACAGTAAATGAAGATAATGGTGACCAATCACAAGAAGTACAAGATGACTTTGAGTTGATTGCATTTGATTTCGTATCTAATCCATCCACACATGGTGCTTTCTTACATCCAACCAATGAATCAATTAACGAATCAAAGATAGTTGGTAGAACTTGTGGAGATTACTGTAAAGTAGAATCAATAATTAATGATATAATGAGGGGAAATTAAATGAAAAATTTAAATTCATACAAAAAAATAGCAAAAGAATTTATAAAAGAAGCAGCTTGGGATAGAAAATTTGGAGAACCACTCCCTACATTAGAGGATGTGATGAACGAAGATCCTAGAGGTGTTGATAATATAGACAGAAGTAAAGGTGCTGAAAAGAAAGATCAAGATGCTGATAGAGTGGGTAGAGATGATGGTGATACTTGGATGGCACCAAGTGGAGATTATGGTGGTAAACATAACGGTGAGATACAATATTTTGGTGATGAAGAAAAAGCCAAAGTTTATGCAAAATCTGGTTCTAAAGATAGTAAAGGTGGTGAAGAGAAGCCAGAAGAACCAAAAGGTAATATAGGTAAAGGTGATTTCGATAGAGATTCTGATGATAAAGGTGACGAACCAAAAGGTGATGAAGAACCAAATAAAGATACTTCATCTATGAGTTTAGAGAAGGATTCGACTTCTTGGGAATACGCAGAAGAGGATTCTGAAAGTGCTAGATATAGTGGTACACTTGATAGTTATCCTGGATTAGAAGGAAGAGTTGAAGATGTAGTCACAAGAATTTCATCTGGTCAATCTAGTGATGAAGAGATTGAAAAAGCTGAAGCTATGGCTGATAATTTTGAAAAGGCCGGAGATTTAAATCCTGAAGGTGGGGATGACTTTGAAGATTTTGGTATTGAATTGAGGGCTGGCTTAGACAAACACCATAGTATGAAAAATAGTAAAAAAGAATCAATAAAAGTAATCAACGGAAAGAAATACAGAGCAATAAAAGAATCTAAAGAACCAACAAAACAAAAAATTCACTCGTTTAAAAAGATGTATAAAAGAATTGGTGGAAAATAATGCATAATTACAAAAAAATGTCAAATCAATGGCACGAATGGAGATATGGTGACAAAGAGTTAACAGAAGAATCTATTAATGAACAAGAAAAAAAACAATCTAG